CGAAAAAGTTAGTACTAAAATGTAGAGAATTCTTCATTCCAAATATGTCAATGCAATTTTTGTCAAGACATTTGATGGCAGCTCGACAATACGCTGAAAGAGGTGCATGGATACGTATAGGGCATAATTGGAATGCGAGAGGAGCAGAAGAGATGGCAACATGGTTGTGGGGAGGTATGCAAGGGATGCGTTGGAATACTGGGGATTTTAATAAATTAGACAAGTCAATTCGTGATTGGATTCTTTCGTTGTACGTGACGGAAGGAAGGCAGTATTTTACTACGGAGAATATTAAAGAAGAGCATCTACTAGACGATTTATTTATAATCTTAGCAGAGAAAATAAACGTAAAATTGGTAAATCATATAGGAGAATATTGGACTTTAATGAAAGCATGGATGTACTCAGGAGGATATGAGACGTCACATGGAGATAGTTGGGCAGTGATGTTGAGTTTAATGTTGTTTATTGTTAAAGTTCAAGAGGAAAATCCCACACGAGCAGAGCAGATAGAGCAATGTTTAAAGCAAGGGTTAATTAGAGCAGTAATATATGGTGATGATCACATATGGTGCTGCCCGGAAGCACTATCTGATATCTTAAATGAGAGTCTATGGGGACAATTCCTAAAACGATACATTGGAGGAGAGTTACGTGATACTAAGTGTACAGACATCTTTTTTACCACTTATAACCACGTTGGAGAAATTGTAGTGGAAGGAGTGGTTTTTTTGAAGCGTTACTTTATTCGGGAAACATTAGTAGATCATGTAGGATATCCCTCAGTATATCCGTTTAAGCCAACACATGAGACAATGATACGATTAGCGATACCTCGAGAGACAGTAGAGATATACCCATTGGCAGCAATAGGTCAAGCATTCGATACCATGGGAACTAATCATTATTCGTATGAAATGTTGAGATTGTTTTATTGCAATATGGTTATGTATTGTAGTAAACATATAGAAAAAGAAGAAGATTTGTTGAGATATGCTATGTCCAAAATGAATCCATTAGCATTGAAAAAGTTGCTCATGCGATCCGGAAGAACCGTAGAGACCATGCTACGGGGTTTCCCAACACGAGAGGAGTTATTGAGTAGGCATAGAAACGATGCTTATACGGGACAACCAAATAACACTAAGTACATGCCAACCTTCGATTCGTTATATGGGGATCGAGAGGAGTGGGAGGATTGTTTCGAATTCTAGGGGAGTATGTTGGAACCAAATAAGTCGCAGCCTTCGAGGGCGCGCAAATTCTTACGTATGACCCTGTGAATCGGTAAATCGAGTGGAAACCGCT